TGATAATACGTTAGACAGAATTTGTAGTAAGTTTGTACCAGCAGAAAATTTTGTAATATCTTATGAAAATACAGATTTAGAAACTGCGGATAGATATACTCAAGTAATGAAGATATCTCAAAATGAATTAAATAAACATCAAATAACTGGTTTTTATAGAGATATACCTTTATCTAAAAATCAAGATGATGGTAAAGATCAAGATACTGTAGAACAAACTATGCAAAGATTAGAAGGTATGACACCTTCATCTGCGGATAAAACACATACACTACTAGAAGTACATGCTGATTTAGATATTGGTGAAGATGAAGATGGATTAGCTTTACCATATATTGTAACTATTGATTATGATTCAACACAAGTATTATCTATTAGAAGAAATTGGAAAGAAAACGATACTTTAAGAAAAAAAGTTACTTACTTTATTCATTATAAATATTTACCTGGTTTAGGATTTTATGGATTTGGTTTAATACAATCTATTGGTGGTTTACAGCACGCTTCTACAGGTGCTCTTAGAGCTTTATTAGATTCAGCAGCATTTGCTAATTTAAATGGAGGCTTTAGAGCTAAAGGTGCAAGAATAGAAGGTGGTGATATAACAGTTTCCCCTGGAGAGTGGGTAGAAGTCGAAGCTTATGGAGATGATCTTCGTAAGTCATTTATACCTCTTCCCTTTAAAGAACCTTCACCCACTCTTTTACAATTGTTAGGTGTTCTAACAGAATCAGGGAGAAGATTTGCATCAATTGCTGATGCGATGGTAGGTGAATCAGCTGGATCAGGTCCTGTTGGTACAACTATTGCTATTATAGAACAAGGTAGTAAAGTATTTTCAGCAATTCATAAAAGATTACATCAAGCTCAAGGTAGAGAATTCCAATTAATATATAAATTAAATGGAGAATATTTAGATGATGAATATCCTTATGATGTTATTGGAGAACGTAAAACTGTCAGAAGAAAAGATTTTGATAGTGCTATTAACGTTGTTCCAGTAAGTGATCCTAATATATTTTCACAAGCTCAAAGAATAGCTTTAGCTCAAACTGGTTTACAATTAGCACAACAAGCACCTAGTATCATAGATACTAAAGAAGCTTATAGAAGATTTTTACAAGCGTTAAATATTCCTGAATATCAAGATTTAATGATTGAAGATGAAGATACACCTAGACGAGATCCAGTATCAGAAAACATGGCTTTATTAAATGGTAAACCAATTAAAGTATTTGAAGAACAAGATCATGCTGCACATATGGCTGTACACCAACAATTTATTAATGATCCACGATTTGGCGGTAATGAACAAGCTAAACAAGTTTTATATGGACAAATGTTAGCACACATAGGTCAACATATGGCATTTTTATATCAACAACAAATGCAAGCTCAGTTACCAGAAGGTGTGCCTACTTCAACTGGTCAATTTAATGAAGAATTTAGAGAAGAAGAAACTAAAGAAATACCTATAGAACAAGAAAATAGAATTGCTGCAGCTGCAGCACAAGCTGCTCAAAGTTTAATGGGTAGTATGCCGCCATCACCAGAACAACAAAAAATGGCAATGGAAATGCAAGAGAAGCAAGCTCAGTTACAATTAAAAGCTGAAGAATTGAATATTAGAAAAGCAAGATTCCAAGAAGGTGTTAAAAATACTGAAAGACAAAACGTTAGAAAAGATGCTGAAACGAAAGCTAAGATAGTTGAGGCAGCTTCAAAAGTTGCAAGACGTGATAAGTAATGGCAATACCAAACGAAAAAGTAAGACAAGCTAAAAAGTTTTTAGAAAATCATAAAATTTCTATTAAATATGTTAAACCAAAATTATTTGCAATTGCTGCAGATGGACTTAAAAAAAACTTTGAAGAAACTTTAGATTTCTTTATGAAAGGTGTAGATGGAACGACTACTACAAGCGATAAGACAGAACATAAAAAATTATAATTTAGAATTAGGTAAAAATTTGTTGTCTAAAGGTGTAGATAACATAGAAGAATTTAAACGTGTTTATGGTATGTCACAAGGTTTAAATAAAGCATTAGAAATTATTAATGAAACAACAGAAAAATACCAGAAAGGAATAATAGAAGAAGATGATTAGTAATGAACAATGGGCAACAGATAATGATGTGCCTACTCCAGAAAAAGTACCAGCGCCAGTTGGTTATAGAATTTTAATTAGACCTAGAGGAGTAATAGAAAAAACTAAAGGCGGAATTTATTTGACTGATTCTAATAAAGAAACACAATCATATCTTAATAGTGTAGGTCAAGTAATAGCTATGGGACCAGAATGTTATAGTGACAGGAAAGCTCCATGGTGTAAAGTTGGAGATTGGGTAGTTTTTGGTAGATACGCAGGAGCTAAAGTGTCTGTACAAAAAGTCAAAATGGTGATAATAAATGACGATGAGGTACTTGCTACATTAGAAAACCCTGAAGTAATATCTCAACAATTATAATATACGTTAGCATAAGCTAACGACAACATAGGAGAAACTATGATCGAAGAAGAAAAGAAAGAGTTAGAAGTTAAGTTAGATGATGATTCTGCTGAAAAAGAAATAGAGGTTCCTAGTAACCCTATTGAAGATTTAGTTGAACAAGCTGAAACTTCTGAAAAAGAAGAATCAACTGAAGAAAAAGAGGAAATTAAGGTAGAAAAAAAACCTGAAGTTCCGAAATATTCAGACGATATGCCATATTCTGAAAAAGTTCGTAAAAGAATTGCTAAAGAAGTGGCAAAAAGAGCTGAAGCTGAACAAAGAAATGTTGAATTAGAGCAAAGATTAGCTGAAATTGAAAGAAAAACTTTTGAAATTGCTAATAAATCTCTAAAAAATCAATATACTTCAGTTTCTTCTGATTTAAAATCAGCAATTGAAGAAGGTAATACTGATAAACAAGTAGAGCTTTATGAAAAAATGGCTGATATCAGAAATCAAATGTCAAAAACTGAAGAATATTCTGCTGAAAAGCCAAAAGCTAAAAAAAATGATGTAAAAGTACCGCCATTAGCAGCAGATTGGGTCAAAGAAAACAGTAATTGGTTTAATAAACCTGGTTATAGAAAAGAAACAGCTATGGCTTATGGAATTGATGCTGAATTGACTGAAGAAGGTTGGGACGTAAATGATCCTGGTTATTATGATGAGATGAACAAACGTTTAAAAGACAGTGGTTTATCATATTTCAATAAATCAGAAGAAAACACTTCTCAAAACGAGAAAAATGTGGTACAAAAAAACAACAGAGTGCAGTCTCCCGTTGCTGGAGTTAGTCGTAAAAAAGCTACCGATAGCAATAGAGTTAAGCTAACTCAAGATGATTTAAATACTGCGAGAAATTTCGGTATTGACATTAATGATGAAGCAGCACTAAAACGGTTTGCTAAAGAAGTAAAAAACTTTAGCACCAATACGTGAACGGAAGGAGCACGACTATGAGTAATAAAATAAAACACGAAACTCAAGAAGAAAAATCTTCAAGAGTTTCACATTGGCAGCCAAGTAATTTACTTGAAGCGCCTGACCCAAGACCTGGTTACAAACAAAGATGGATTGCAACTATGATCTTAGGACAGGAACAGCCGACAAACGTTGCTAAACGTATGCGAGAAGGTTGGCAACCAAGAGATCCTAAAACGGTCACTGGTGGAAAATCTTATGCTACGATAGAACATGGCAAGTTTGCAGGTTTTATTGGAATAGAAGGAATGGTACTCTGTGAAATGCCAGAAGAAATGGTAAATGAACGTAATATGTATTACGCAAGAATGACTGAAAACTTAATGAGATCGGTCGAACAAGATATCCACAAAGTAGAGCAACCTGGAAATCCTATTCAGAAGTCCTTCAAAACTACAACACAACCAAAGGCAGATTCGGATTATAAACTATGGCAAATACAGATGCCCCTCAAGGTTTTATACCTTTGAGACACTTAACTGGTGGAGTTATCAGACCCCAAGAATATCCTATTGCAAACTCTTACGGCACTACTATTGCAAGTGGCGACTTAGTTACTATGACTACAGACGGTACTGTAATAAGAGGAACAGCTGGCGGAAATGCTTTAGGCGTATTCTATGGGGTTGAGTACATTGAAAACTCTACTGGAGACGTCAAGTTCTCTAAAGTTTGGAACGCTAATACAGATGTGAAAGCAAATACAGATGTGAAAGCACTTGTATATGATGATCCAATCCAGAGAAATGCTGGAT